CTTCGAAATCTATCGCGTGGCAGCCCCGCCTCAATCCTATGGGGATTTTGAAAATTCGCTCCTACAATCAATAAGCGAATCATTTAGAGGAGGCAAAGAATCCCTCTCTTCTACTTCCTATTTGGATAAAATTAAACCCAATCAAACCTATTATTATATGTTTAGGGTTGTTGATAGGAGAGGCGCCGCTTCTAATCCTTCTCCTATTTTTTCGGTTAAGCTGGTGAATGACGGCGGTGTTATTTTTCCACTTATCGAGCAATATGAAGTACCCGACGCAGAACAAAATTATAGTCGCCCTCTCAAAAAATTGTTAAACATTTCACCTTCGCTCACACAGGTAATACCTCAAACTTTGCCGGGGGATCAATCATACACCTCGTATGCGGACAAAAATAATGTAAACGATCTTTTGGGCCAAACTGATGAAAGAATTTTTGGCAAAGTTTTTAAAATAAGATTTACTTCAAAAAGCACAGGTAAACAAATTGATTTTAACCTTACTTTTGAATCAGAGATTTTAAGTTCTTAAATGATGACAACTTAGCAACTTTATGAAATAAAGGGTTTTTTATTTTATTTCTAAACTATTTATTTTGAAAAGTTTTACTTTTAAAAAGGAAAAATATAAATGGGTTTCTTAGATAACAGTGGAGACATTATTCTCGATGCAGTCTTGACGGACTCCGGACGTGAACGTCTGGCACGCGGTGATGGCAGCTTTAAAGTTGTAAAATTTGCCCTCGGAGACGATGAGGTCAATTATCAAAATTACAACATCGACGCGGAGAGCGATTCTAAAGATTTGGAAATCATGCAAGCACCGGTATTGGAGGCTTTCACGAACAACACCTCCCAATTAAAATCTAAATTAATTACTATCACCAGGACAGACTTGCTTTACTTGCCAGTAATTCGTCTCAACCAAAAATTGGGCGTTGCCAAAAACAGCACCGCAGCTGCTATTTTAGTTACTGTGGATGAAACAACCACGGCAAATATTGTGCAGGATTCCTACCTTAATGGATATGATTTGCTCGGAGGCATGGATCTTCGTGCCGATCAGGGCCGCGTTGACAACGCCGACATTGGAGGCACACTGGCTTCAGATTTGGTAGAAACTCAATACATTGTTGAAATTGATAACCGCCTGGGTTCATTGTTTTCAACGGATGGGACACAAGCACCAGTATCTTTTATAGATGATGATTCTATCGCAAGCTACTTTTTTTCAAGAGATGGGGTTTATGTTCAAGATAATTTAGATACTTCAACTTCTGATCAGCAAGTTATTCAGGGTCCGCGCGGAACATTTATAACTTTTAAAATAAAAGCAAGTCAGAATTTAAAATCTAGCACCTATTTATTTAACTTACTAGGGTCATCTTTCACGCTAGGATCCATTACTTATAATTACATTGATACTAATGTGAGAATCAGTGGCGCAACCACAGGATATAGTGTTGATATTCCCGTAAGATTTATTAAACAAGCTTAAAGAGAGAAATAAGACATGGCAGTTACATTTAAAAATTTAGTTCCTGATCGCGATATGGCAAATACGAGAACCTTACTTAATGAGGCAATCCCCATTACAGGATCTGTTGTTTCGGGAACTTATGACGGCAATAATATAAAGAATTATGCTCATGGTATGTTCCAGACAGTATATGATTATCCTTTTTTAAGTTCTTCAGCTAATGACATTTTCGATTTAACGGTGGGATATTCAGCACAATCAGCCTTATCTTCTTCGGCCAGCACCCAAAACGCCAAAAAAATCAATATGTACAATCAGATGGCGCAAGTGTTGGTGGGCTATAACGAAACCGCCGAAATCCGACAATTTGACCGTGATGGAGACTTGTCGGGCGGAACAAAAATGCAAGAGGCCCTCTTTATTAACTTCGCCAGACTCTTAACCAAGGATGAAATCCAGAAAGGCTCTTTTATTCTTTCTGTTGCAACAGGCGGCGCACCCGCTGCTGTCGATTTTGCCACTCTCACGAACATACAGGATCATAATGCGAGTGCAAATTATTACGCCAATTCTCCTGCCGGCGAATATGGAATTTTATATACAAGTTCTGCAGAGCCAAATGCAGATTCTGGCGTAGGTCTTATATATTACCAAGCTGGAGTGGCAGTTTTGACGGCATCCATTTTTGATGGAACTTTTGGCGCCCCCACTGCGACATACGATACCTCATCTATAGATGCGGTTTTAACGGGTTCAGAAATATCCAGTTCATGCGACGGCATCCGCAATAGGATCAACAATATTCAGTTCAATAACACGACTGAATTAAATTCAACTATATATTTTTGTAGGGCAGGAACGAGTGATTTTAATTATAGCTCAAATCCAACTTATTTGTCCGGAAGTAAAATCCGAGTTAAAAATCAAGAAAGCGACTCGCCTATCTCTTACGTTACCACCATCGGCCTATATTCGGCAGATAACGAATTGTTGGCCGTAGCTAAACTATCCGAACCGCTAAAAAAGGATCCCTCCAACGAACTAACTTTGAGAGTTAGATTAGATTATTAAACGGGAGCCTTAGTACGATGGCTTTTAAGAAGTTTGAAAAAAAAGACATCCTTAATAATGTGTTGAAAACACATCCGGATGTGAAGTTTGACATATATGATACGGAAATATATTATAATAGTCAAACTCCACCAACAGGTACTGCGGCCACCGGCGAACATGCTAATGCCACTGGTGTTCCATCGGGCTATCTTTCATTGTATGAGATGAATGTTAACAACCCAGCCACCTCCCTCATCTATCCTTTTACCTACAAAGATGGTAGTCGTACAAAGCTCGATCAAGTTTCATCAACTGTCTTTAATGACGCCAATTTCGGAGATCAGCTAACGGGCTCTTATCCCATGAGCGCTTCAGTGACTCGGAGTTTCTTGACTACTTCAGCCAACTTACAATATAATTCATTAAAAAATGTTCTCGACAATTATTCTATCTTAAGTCGACAATTCCAATATCGCAGCGACAGTTTTCAAACATCCAGCCTGATATCTATTCCGTCTATTTTCTTTGGTTCACACATTGAAAAGGGCACCGTAGATCTTAAATTTTATGTGTCGGGTACATTAATAGGGCACTTGCAGGACGAGCGACAAAACGGAGAACTAATTCAAGTCGGCCCTGTGGGTTCCCCTGGTTCCTCATCTTGTCAAGGCTTGGTCCTTTACAATGAAGGGTTTCTTATGTTAACGGGATCTACAGACTTAAGCAATGGGTCTTTCACCGCAGACTATGAGCCCGCAGCCATCGGCGCCGAGGCCCCATGTTGGAAATATTTTGGAGCAGGTGCAAATGACGGCATTTCCGTGGGCACTTTACCCAGTTCTAGCTTTTCTATTCAACTAAAAGGAACCACATTCACCCCCACCCTCACAATGTTTGCACACGCCGAAAGAGGAGAGTTTAATCACTCCAACAATGGTACTTATATTGAATTTGGGCAGACTAAAACATATTTATCTGGCGCCAATGTCTTTGAAGAACCCTCATCTCTTTCTATAGCAAACATCGCTAGTTCGTCGTTTAGCGCACCTACGGCCTCTTTTGAAAAAACAACTTATATTTCAAAGATCGGGGTCTACGACGATAACAAAAATTTAATTGGCATTGCCACGCTGGCATCTCCTATTAAAAAAACACAAACTCGCAATTTAACATTTAAATTAAAATTGGATTTATAAATGATTTTAGGACTTGATGTAAGCACCAGTATTATTGGTGTATGCATTTATGACGACACAAAAGAGAAAATTGTCAAAACAGATTATATTGATTTGCGCAAAGTTGGGGGCCTCCTGCACAAAGCCCAAGCCGTCGAGACTTATATTAATAATAATTTAATTGATAAAAATATAGATTATATCTTTATTGAAGAGGCATTAATGTTTTTCCGTCGCGGCGGCTCTACCGCGAAAACAATGGCAGTATTACAGCGTTTTAACGGAATCGTATCATGGCTTTGTTTTAAGACTTTGGCAATTGAACCGCGTTACATTACTCCCATATCTGCTCGATCTCGATGTGGAATAAAGGTCCCTCGTGGTAAAAAAGCCAAAGAAGTGGTAATGCAGTATTTTATTGATAATAAGGAATTTCCAATAGAATATACTCGCTATGGTAATGTTCAAAAGTATTGTTACGACATCGCCGACGCTGTGGTTGTAGCGAAAGCAGCTTCAAAAATAATGCTTGACAGTTAGGTAAGAGTATGTTATACTTTGTATATGAATGAAAAACTATCCCTCATATCGAGACTTCTCGGCAAATATTACAAATCAAGCGGGGAATATTTATTTAAATGCCCCTACTGTAAACACCACAAACATAAATTCTCGGTCAACGTTGAAAAAAATGTTTTTAAATGCTGGATTTGTGATGCTCGCGGTTCCAATCTTTTTCGAATCGTCCGCCGTTTAGGAAATTTTGCCGATCAAGAAAGGTGGAAAGAATTAACGGGTGAGCGTCACGATTTGAGTGAGTTTGACAGGCTGTTTGAAGAAGACATTGAGGAATTCACGTCGGAACAAATCTTAGATCTACCAGAAAGTTTTATGAGTTTAACGGGCAAGCCCACATCCTGCGCCCACAAAGCATTGAAATATTTAAATAACCGTGGCATTGGAGCTGCCGATATTTTAAAGTGGAAAATAGGGTATTGTTCTAAGGGTCTTTTTCGGGGCAGAATTATAGTTCCTTCTTTTAGCGAATCCGGTGATTTAAATTATTTTATAGCACGAACCTACACTGATGATTATCGCCGCTATATGAATCCCTCGGTAAGTCGCGATATTATTTTTAATGAGCTTTATGTGGATTTTACAGAGGAAATTACTTTAGTTGAAGGAGTGTTCGACGCTCTAAAAGCAACCAATGCCATCCCTATTTTGGGGTCTACCATTCGAGAAAATTCAAAGACATTTAAAAAGATTTTAAAATACGACACCCCCGTTCTACTGGCTTTAGATCCAGATGCACGCATAAAGGCGTCCTATATTAAAAAACTTTTTCTTACATATGGCATCGAGACTCGCGAAATCAGATATGAAGATTCGCGCGATCTCGGAGACATGTCACAAGAAGAAGTCCGTGAGCTGAGTCAGAAAGCTCCATTCGTTAGACAATATGATAACCTAATAGATGAAATTTCTGCCATATAAGAGGAGATAATATTTTGAAATTTGCACACATCGCAGATACTCATATTAAAAATTTAAAATTTCATTATGAATATAAGATTGTTTTTCAAAAACTTTACAAAGAATTGCGTAAAGAAAAGGTGGATTATATTATTCACTGTGGAGATATCGCGCACACTAAAACACAAATCTCTCCAGAATTTGTGGAAATGTGTACAGATTTTTTCCGAAGCTTGGCTGATATTGCACCAACTTACATTATTTTAGGCAATCATGATGGGAACCTACGCAATTCAAGCCGTCAGGATGCCTTAACGCCCATTGCTGAAGCTTTAAATCATCCAAGGCTTCATTTGTTGAAGAATTCTGGCGAAACGATTCTCGGCGATCTGGTAGCCCTAAATGTTCTCTCTGTTTTTGATGAAGACAATTGGGTTAAGCCATCTGATAATGATAAAATTAATATTGCATTATATCATGGTTCAATCTCCGGAGTCACCACTGATACCGGCTGGGTTATGACACATGGTGAACACCCTATCGACATTTTTGATGGCCATGATTATGCGTTTTTGGGCGATATTCACAAAACTAATCAATGTTTGGACCAAGAAGGGAAAATAAGATACTGTGGCTCCACAGTACAGCAAAATCATGGAGAAACAAACGATAAGGGATTTTTGTTGTGGGATATTCAAGATAAAGAGACTTTTACGTGTCGCCATGTTGAACTCAAAAACCCACGGCCATTTGTTACTATCAATTTGACCCCAAAAGGCAAAATGCCCAAAGGGACGAACGTTGCAGAAAAATGTAGACTGCGCCTTGTTTCTAACAATAATTTACCTTTAGATGTCATGCGTAAGGCGATGGACGTTGCTAAAAGAAGATTTAAACCAGAAAGTATTTCGTTCCTAAATCGCGCATCAGGCGAAAGGGGCACTGTTGAGGACATTACTAACGGACTAGAAGTGGAAGATCTTCGCGACTTAAATATTCAAGAAAATTTAATTAAAGAATATTTGAAAGATTATGAAGTCGAAGACGAAGTAATGAACAAAGTGTTGGACTTAAATTTAAAATACAACAAAATGGCAGAAGAAAATGAAGAAATTTCAAGAAACATTAATTGGCGCCTTCGATCTTTGGAATTTGACAATCTTTTTAATTATGGAGAGTCAAACTCTATAAATTTTGATAACTTGGAAGGTATTGTTGGGATTTTTGGTAAAAACTATTCGGGAAAATCTAGCATTATTGATTCTCTTTTGTTTACGCTTTTTAATTCTACATCCAAGAATGATAGAAAAAACTTAAACATAATTAATCAAAACAAGGATTCGGGATTCGGACGAGCTTTGATCTCCATTGGCGATATGGACTATCATGTCACAAGGGAGTCGGAAAAATATCTTAAAAAGCTCAAAGGACAAACTACCTTGGAAGCTCGCACCAACGTTGATTTTGAGGTGTATTCACACATTGAAGACGACAAAATAAGTCTTAACGGACTAACCAGGAATGAAACTGATAAAAATATTCGTAAAATTTTTGGAACTTTGGATGATTTCTTGTATTCTTCAATGGCAAGTCAGCTGGATTCACTCTCTTTTATCAAAGAAGGGTCAACGAAGCGTAAAGAAATCTTGGCTAAATTCCTAGATTTGCAATTTTTTGAAACCAAGTTCAAATTGGCGAAAGAAGATGCATCAGACACGCGAGGCGCCTTAAAAAAATTAGAAGATAGGGATTTCAATCAAGAAATTGAAGAAGCGCGCCAGAATTTGAGCGAAACCAACGATGATTTAAAAAACAAAAAACTGGCATGTGAAAAATTTAAAAACAAAGTTGAAGATACTAAACAAAAAATTTCTAAAATAGAGGAAAAAATCGGAGCAATTCCTGCTGAAATCATCGATGTTGTCAAGGTGCGCAAACAATTATCAAACACCAGGGCAAATCTTGTTCAAACTAGGGAAGCAATACAATCTCTCACCTCTAAGCGAAACGCTGACAAAAATGCCTACACTCAAATCTGTCAGTTTTTGGAAAAATTTGATAAAGATTCTTTATACAAAAAACAAGACGAGATTGACTCATTGCGAGCCATGTTAGCAAAATTAAATCTGGAACTCAACGCCGAAAAGAAAGAGTTGGCAAGAAATAATAAGAAAATAAGAATGCTCGAAGGCCATGAATACGACCCAGACTGCGTATATTGCTGTGAGAACCCTTTCGTTAAAGACGCTTATATCTCAAAAGAAAAGTTGCCACTTAATCAAGACCAGGTTCAAAAGTTGGAGAGTGGTATTAAGAGCACACAGAAAGATATTGATTGCATCGATCCAGTGCTTGTCGCCACAAAGATAGAAAAATATCAAGAAATTATTAATGAAAAAAATAACTTATCCAACAACGTTACAAACTATGATTTAAAAATTGAAAAAAATTCTTCTTGTATAACTAACCTGATGAACGATATTGAGAAGCTTGAAGAAAAATTGTCGGCATACGAGCTAAATAAAGATGCCATTGAGAACCTGGAAAGTCTTAATGCTGACATGTCCAGACTTCAATTTGACGCTCATAATTATTCCATCAAGCATGAAAAATGTAGTGAAGAAATTATGGAACTTTATAAATTGGTTGGATCTCTCGAACAAACGGTTGAAAACCTTCATCAACAACAACGCTCGTTCAACGATTTGAGAGAAGAATTTTCCGCTTATGATTTATATATGCGCTGTATGCATCCCAATGGTATCGCCTTTGATGTCATCCGTCGCAAGTTGCCTATTATCAATGAAGAAATCGCCAAAATTTTGGCAAATATTGTAGATTTTGAGGTATTTTTTGAAGACGATGGAAAGCGGCTGGATATTTTTATCAAACATCCACAATTTGACCCACGACCCCTGGAAATGGGATCGGGGGCTGAAAAAACTATTGCCGCGATGGCTATTAGACTTTCTCTTCTAAGTGTATCAAGTTTACCAAAGGGTGATATTTTTGTCCTAGATGAGCCGGGAACTGCTTTGGATGAGGATAATATGCAAGGGTTTGTGGATATCTTGGCAATTATCCGTACCTATTTCAAAACTGTCCTTTTAATATCTCACTTGGAGAGTCTCAAAGATTGTGTAGATATGCAGATAACAATTGACAAAAAAGATGGTTATGCTTCTGTCAATATCTGATAAACACACTAATTATAAACATGGAGGAGTTATGACAATGACAGAAATGGCAAAGGGCGCAATCGATAAGGCTCTAGAAAAATTAGTTTCACGCAAACTGCTGGTGTGGGCGACCGCAACGGCTCTCATGTTCACGTCTCATCTCGATAGCGGAGATTGGCTCATTTTGAGCGCTCTATATATTGGCGGACAATCAGTAATCGATGCTATCGTTAAATTAAAAGGAATCTAGAAAGAAATTATGACATTTAGCGAATCAGAAATCAAAGAAATAATTACACTATCCAAAGACGTACAGTCTCCTGATTTGGGGTTGCTGACCGTTTGCGCCATATATATATCAAAACAAGACACAGAAGATACCCCTGCCATCGCCACCGCAATTGATAATTTTCACAAATCAGTGGAGGAAAATAAAGGAAGACTCGATACTGAAGCCGCAAAAGCCTCGCAAAACATATATGAGTCGCTCAAAAATCTGTTGCTTTTGTGCGGGGCAACTTTTACGACCCAAAAAGACGGCACTGATAAAATTATGCTGTAGATTTAAGTGAGGTGGAAATGATTAATGTGAATATTGGGGAGGTAGTTAAAATCCTGGGATCCTTTGTGGCCAAGAACTGGCAAACGTTGGCTCTTATTGGAGTTATTGTTTTATTTTTTGTTTCCAAAAATGACTTTGGCGCCCTGAAAAAATCCATGGAAGTAATGACAGTGAGTTATCAAGAACAAATTGCGTCCATGGAAGCTTTGCACAAGCGCGAACTTAAGTTGCGAGAAGATTCGATTGCCAACTACGAAAAACAGCTGGCCGATCTGACGAAGCGCTTCGACACCGCACTAGAAGAACTACAACAAAACAAGAAAGAAGACATTGATCGATTTACGAGAGATTTTGACGAACAACCAGACGAATTGGCACGCGAAATACAACAGAGATTCGGATTTAATTATGTGGAGTAAACTTTTCTTAGTAGCGTCGTTAATGGTGACCTTTCCGGCGATGGCAAGTGAGGGCCAATTCATTTTTGTTCAAGAGGGCCAGCCCGTTCCGTTCACTGGTACTCTTTTTGATCCCAGCGCTACAGCGCGCTTGTTGGCAAATCATAAATTTTTGAAAGAAGAATATGATTTAAAGTTGGGTTTTGAATTACAAAAACAAGAAAATAAGTTTAATTTGGAATTGGAACAAGTAGAAATTTCATTACAGACACAAAACGACTATTACCAATCTATTCTAAAAACCAAAAATACCGAAATTGAACAATTAAATAAAATTATAAAAAAGAAGCCCGGTACGAATGCTCTTTTATGGGGTATTGCCGGCGGATTCGCCGCTGGAGTGGCAGCCACCATTGGAATAACATATGCGGTGAACAAATGAAGAAAGATCTTAATGAAATCGCTAGATATGAAATTGCTATTTCTAAAAAATACGGGAAGGAAGCGATTAAGCATCCCAAAGCGGAGTGGAATGATCAAAAAGAACAAGATTATCAACAGCAGATAAGAGATCTTTATGAAAAAGAAAAATGTAATGACGAAAAAAATGAAAAAATTGAAATCGATGGAGTTTTAATTTCTAAAAAACTATTTAATAAGGATAGCAATAGAAATTGTCCCGTCTGTAATGCTTATTCTTTTGATTTGCGCGATGATGTTTATGTGACAAAATTTGATTGCTGCTATAAATGTTATATACAGTGGGTCGAAGGCCGCGAAGCTCGATGGAAATCAGGATGGCGCCCTAACCAAGAGGAAAAAAAATGAAAATCACTAAATCACAATTGGTAAAAATTATCCAAGAAGAAATTGCAAATATCGCTGAAATTGACGCTGACCGGTTAATTAAAAAACACGGTGATATGGTAAAGCCAGGTATGCAAGCCAAATGGGATGCCGAAGGCAAAAAAATTATGTCTAAAAAATCAGCCCTGGGTGACAAGAAGTACGCCGGCACACTAAAATTTATTGAACAGGTCCTGGACGTGGCCCCGGATGAAGTTAAAGAGTATATGGCTCAAGGCCGAAACGGCGCCGTTATCAAGCGTGCTATCGCCCGCCTCGTTCACGATGTGGCGCGCGGAGAAAAAAGATGGTATGAAGAGGTCATAACTCACACGTTTGAAGAGATGAGAAATCAAAAGCATTTTGAAGCTCTTAGCGACGTACTGTTTGACTGGGATGAAGCTGTTAATGATGAGTTAAACTGGGAAGATTTATTAGACCTATCTGGTTTCGGCGCCGCAGGCGAATAATTAAAGGAAATATAATATGGCTACAACATTAGAAATTATTCAAGGAATTAATCAGGCTGCTGCAAATGCCTATGATGGATCCCACGATAAGCGATTTATCACGGGCGAACCCAAAGAAATTGGCTTGAGTCGAGAAGAAGGCTGCGCCATCGTGGATAGCCGAATTTCGGACGGCTTCGGTGTCAAGATTATCGGAGATATGCTCCAAATTAATTACGAAGCCAATGTACGCCTCTCTGATGTATATGCCGTTGGTTTTGAGGAAGAGTGCGAACGCCGCGTCCATGCTATTGCTGAATTTCTAAAAAAAGAATTTAAATCAATCACTGGAAACTCTTTAAGTTTGAGTGCCCAGGGCGAAGCTCATTGTTTGGTTCAAAACACCTCTCGTGTACGAACTTTTGTAACATGCCATCGGCTTTACAAAATCGGTGGCCTCCAGGGCGTTGAAACGTTGGGAGAGGCGGTTGTTGACCCAATGGATGTTAAATATCAAAAATTCCTCAAAGAAGGCTCCTTTAAATAAACAAGATCAATGTCCTATACATTATCCAAAAAAGAGATAGTAGCTGAAATATTAAGGTGCGGGAAAGACCCTGTTTATTTCATTGACAACTACGCCAGAATCTCTCATCCAATCGACGGCCTGATACCTTTTAAAACATATCCTTATCAGGCTGATTTGTTGCATGATTTCAACAATTACCGCTTTAATGTAATTTTAAAGGCCCGCCAACTCGGTATTTCTACAATAGCCGCTGGATACATCGTCTGGTTGATGTTGTTCCATCGCGATAAAAATATTTTGGTTATGGCAACCAAATTTAAGACTGCCTCAAACTTGGTAAAAAAAGTGAAGGCAATTCTAAAAAACCTTCCTTCGTGGATTGTTATTTCAGAGATTTCGATTGATAACCGATCTTCGTTTCAACTATCTAACGGCTCTCAAATTCAAGCAGCCTCAACATCCGGCGATGCTGGCCGTTCCGAAGCGCTTTCTTTACTTGTAATTGATGAGGCCGCCCACGTAGAAAATTTGACTGAACTTTGGGCAGGTCTGTATCCCACAATTTCAACAGGCGGTCGCGTTATTGCTTTAAGTACCCCCAACGGCGTAGGGAATTGGTTTCATAAAACATATGTAGAAGCTGCAGAAGGTTCCAATGATTTTCATCCCATCAATTTACCTTGGCATGTTCACCCAGACCGTGATCAAGAGTGGTTTGACAAAGAGACCAGAAATATGTCTCGCCGAGAAATCGCCCAAGAATTGGAATGCAATTTCAATACTTCTGGCGAAAGCGTTATTCATCCCGAAGACATCGCGTGGATTGAAAAAATGGTGTGTGATCCCAAACATCGAACCAGTTTTGATAGAAATTTGTGGATATGGGAAGAGTATGCACCTGACTGCTCATATTTGCTCGTAGCGGATGTAGCCAGGGGTGACGGCGCAGACTTTTCCGTGTTTCATATAATTAAATTAGAGACAATGGAAGTGGTAGCCGAATATCAAGGTAAGCCAAATTTGGATATGTATTCCACTATATTGGCTCAAGCGGGCAAAGAATATGGAAATTGTCTTTTAGTGGTGGAAAATGTGGGAATTGGGATTTCTATATTGGAAAAATTGGTAGATCTCCAATACCCCAATCTATATTATTCAATTAAGAGCACGCACGAATTTGTAGAAAGTTATCAGGGCGAAACCAATAGCTCTGCTGTCCCCGGATTTACAACTTCTAGTAAAACCAGACCTTTAATTGTAGCAAAATTAGAAGAATTCGTCAGAAACAAACTAATTAAAGTATATTCGGTTCGTTTTTCTAATGAATTACGAACTTTTATTTGGCATAATGGCAAACCCCAAGCCATGCGGGGATATAATGATGATTTAATTATGGCATTGGCAATCGCGTGTTGGGTAAGAGACACCGCATTGACTGTCAACAAGAGAGATGTAGAATTAAAAAAAGCATGTTTAGATTCAATGATAAAGGTTAATACAAAAATCAATACAACCATTCCTGGAATGCAGGGATATGACAGAAAAGAAAGTCTTGATGACAAAATGTTCCAAGCAAAAGAAGATTATAAAAAATATTCATGGCTAATTAAAGGATAGAAGATGGCTGATCAAAAAAAGAACCCCAATAATCCCCAATCGGAATTATTTAGAAGACTAACGCGACTTTTCTCCGGTCCCATTGTTAACTGGCGAACGCAGATGAATCGCAAAATCCGCCGAACAGCACTAGACAAATATGCTACACAGTTTCGTTCCGCATCTGGACAACAATTCCGTCGCGCCGAATATAGCCCCTTTGATGTCATGCATTCTAAAATCATGGCCCAACAGAACCGAGCTGAGCGCTATGTGGACTATGAACAAATGGAATATATGCCAGAAATTGCTTCGGCTTTGGATATTTATGCGGATGAGATGACCACGCATACCGCACTTTCTCCCATGATGCACATTGAATGTCCCAATGAAGAAATCAAAGCCGTACTTGGATCTTTGTATGAAAACGTCTTAAATCTAAACCACAATCTTTTCGGCTGGTGCCGCTCAATGTGTAAGTTTGGAGATTTTATCTTATATTTGGACCTTGATGATCGTATCGGCGTCAAAGCAGTCATACCCATCCCTTTGCGCGAAGTAGAAAGAATGGAGGGCGAAGACCCTACAAATCCAAACTATGTGCAGTATCAATGGAATTCAGCAGGAATGACTTTCGAAAACTGGCAAATTGCCCATTTTCGTATTCTTGGTAACGATAAATATACGCCCTATGGCACTTCTGTGCTTGATGCTGGACGCCGCATTTGGCGTCAGCTGGTTTTAATGGAAGATGCCATGATGGCTTACCGAATCGTACGCTCTGCAGAGCGACGTGTTTTTTATGTTGATGTGGGCAATATTGCACCCCAAGACGTCGAAACATATGTTCAAAAAACAATTACTTCGATGAAAAGAAACCAAGTAGTTGATGCCAATACGGGACGGGTAGATTTGCGCTATAATCCTTTATCGGTTGAAGAAGATTATTTCATTCCGGTACGTGGGGGTGAATCGTCAAAAATAGAATCTTTACCAGGTGGCCAATTTACCGGCGATATTGATGACGTCAAATATTTACGAGACAAAATGTTCTCGGCTCTTAAAATTCCTCCCGCCTATCTTTCTAGTGATTCGGAATCTTTTGACGATAAAACTACTCTCTCTCAAAAAGACGTGCGTTTTGCACGCACAATCCAACGCCTCCAGCGTGCTGTCATCGCAGAATTAGAAAAAATCGGAATCATTCACTTGTACACCCTGGGCTTTCGAGGAGATGATTTGGTTAGTTTTAGACTGAAACTTAACAACCCTTCAAAAGTCGCGGAGCTTCAAGAGTTAGAACACTGGAAGACCAAATTTGATATTGCGGGCGGAGCAACCGAAAATTTCTTTAGTCGTCGTTGGATCGCGCAAAATATTTTTAACTTATCCGAAGAAGATTTCGTGCGAAATCAGCGCGAAATGTTCCATGATAGAAAATATGAGGCAGAACTTAACGCTGCGGCTGAAGCAGCGGGAGAACAAGCAGCCGGAGAATTTGGGGGTTCTATTGATGAAGAGGGGTTGGACGTTGACCCACCGGACGACCTAGATATTGAAGCTCCTGGTCCTGAAGACGATCTTGATACGGCGCCTCCTGATGAAACACCTTCTGAAGACGAACCATTGCTGGCAGCTCCGGGCAACCGAGATGATCGCGACCGACGCACTACTGCAAAGTCACAAACGCCCAAAGCCAAGGGCAAGAAATATGTCTCTCGCCAATTGCGCGGCGGCGACGGTCGTAATGGCCGAAAGCAAAATTACACCGCCATGGCAATCCCGCAGCCCAAAGAAGTCGTACCAGGCTTGTCTGATATGTCTCGATATTCCAAAGGCCTGTTTGAATCACAGGATTTTACATATTGCGGCGGAGACGAAAATATTCTTTTTGAGACTAGTTCAGAAGTACGTGATTTGATTTTAGAATTAGAAAGATCGGAGATTAAGATAGATGAAAATGAAACACAACAAAAAGCGTAATACAGCTTTTATATATGAGGTTCTGATTCGCGAATTGACAAAAGCGATGATGGAAAATGACAGTAAAAAGAAGGCTAAAATTATTAAATTAGTGCGTGAAAATTTTCGCACCCGAACTCTTTTAGCTAAAGATTTAGAGGCATATAGAGCCATTTTGGAAACTCGCGATGTTGACCGTCGCACAGCTGAAAAAATGATTTTTGAAGCTCGGACACAAAAGAGTTCCATAAACCATCGTCAACTCTTTGAAGAGCAGACTATTTTGATCGACAAAATTAATAAAGACATTTCACCTACTGCCTTTTCTAATTTTGTGCCCAACTATAAAGATTTGGCTACTGTTTTTCAAATTTTTAATCCGAAAATTAAGACTAAAAATCGCGTTCTTTTAGAAAATCAGATGGTGCAACGCATGGTTACAGCAGAAGAACAAGAAAAAGAATTAATGAAGCCAATTGATAATTTAACATACAAGACGTTTGTTAAAAAGTTTAATGAAAAATATGCCACGTCGCTACTGGAAGGACAAAAACGACTTTTGAACTATTATGTTACGTCTTTCGTGGACAACGGAGTGGAGTTAAAAGTCTTTCTCAATGAAGAAATACCCAGACTTAAAGAGGCGGTCCAAAAATCTTTGGAAATTCAAGAAGTGTCTGCGGATTCGGACATGACTCAAAAGACTCGTCGTGTAATTGAGATTCTTGAAGGAACAAAAAAGAGAGATGTTGACAATAAATTTATTCACGATATTCTAAAAATTCAAAATCTTGTGGAGGAATTCTAAAATGTCTATTTCTATTAAGATCATTGATCAAGAAGAGCCTCGTGTGGTAACTTTAGAACTCAAAGCTCGAAAGACTTTAGATGGAAATATTATGATTTTTGATCACGAAGAAATGGACATTGTGGTCATTCCTGAAAAAAGCAAAGTCGTGGCTTTTGCAAAAAATGATTTTTCAAACACGGTATATGAAGCCCAAAGTCGCATGTTTGAATTCCTGCGAAGAAAAGGAGTTATTGAATACCAGAGTATTCGGGGGGGAAGTTTATACGGATCCCTGGAAGGGCAAATTCCCATTGCCATTGAAGAAGGTCTTAATAATATTGACTATGCAATTTATGGTATTTATAAATTTATTAAAGAAGAGCGCCCATATTACAATTATATTGATGATTATGAAGAAATGTTGGACGATTATTTCACGCAACCTACGGACAAGGATTCTACCGAATTGGGAGAGGTTCCCCAGGCAGCTGAAAAAGGTTCCATCAAACCAGGCTATAATTATGAACCTTATTGGATGAGTTATATGCTTGAAGGAAAAGAGAAGAAATAAGTGTCACTCTTGTGTTTTGTATTGGCGGCATATGGATTAACCCAGTTACTTGTTTATGGGCGAATTTTCGATAGAATACGCCCAAAGGGGTATTTCTGGACATGCCCGATGTGTATTGGTTTTTGGGTGGGGGTATTTTTGTGTGTCATTAATCCCTTCACGGAACTATTTATATTTGAGCTAACGGTTGTGAACTTTTTAATTTGCGGCTTCATTAGTTCTGGAACATCTTATATCCTTAATATGATATTTGGTGATTCGGGTCTCAAGCTCGATATAAAAGGAGATCGACATGTTTAGAAGATGGATGTTACGAGGCGTAAGACGCTGCAAAAATGGTTGTTGACTACTCTAAGAGGAAGAAAAAATGTCAAAAGTTTTATTAAGAGAATATTATGCACTGTGTGAAGGTGGCGTATGTCAGGATTTACTCACAGAGGCAGAAAAAAGAGATATTAAAGAAAATAACGCCATGTATTTGACAGGACTAATGCAGCAATGCGACGTCCAAAATGGCAATGGGAGAGTGTATCCCCAACAAGTTCTAATGCGCGAAGTCGACACATACAAAAAGCTTGTTAAAGAAAAACGCGCGCTAGGCGAACTAGACCACCCCGACGATTCTGTTATTAACTTAAAAAACGCATCTCATATGGTCACCAATATTTGGACAGACGGCCCAAAAGTAATGGGAACAGTAAAAGTGTTGGGAACTCCAGCTGGCAACATTTTGAGATCATTAGTGGAAAGTGGCTGTCAATTAGGTATTTCTTCTCGCGGATTGGGATCCGTAAGAGAGGATATGCGAGGCGGAGTTGTCGTTGAAGACGACTTTCAACTTATTTGTTTTGATTTTGTATCAGAGCCCTCCACACCCAATGCTTTTATGAACTTGCAGGAAGGAAAAACTTACAAAGAACCTAATATTTTTAACAAAGCGGATCGAATTAATCGGGCGCTAAACGATATTTTGAGGGATAAATGAAAAAACAAGAATTAAAAAAGGTCCTTAAGCCTCTTATCAAAGAATGTATTAAAGAAGTAATTTTTGAGGAAGGGGTATTATCCGGCTTGATCAATGAGGTTGTAACAGGTTTAAGTGTTCAGCCTACTTTGGTAGAAGCACAACAAGAGGCACCGGCCACACCAGACTTCTCTCGCAGAAACGTTCAATTGCAAGAAGAAATGCGACGGGAATTAGAAACTCGCAAGCAGCGGCTTGAACAATCTATGGGATCTGGCTTTGAGGGAATTTTTGAAAACGTGGATCCCCTTCGAAACTCTGCGGCACAGTCAGGTGAACCCTCTCCCGGCTCTCCTTTGGGTACTTATGCACCCAATGACGCCGGTGTTGATATTAGTGGAATCATGGCAGTTGCTACAGGGGGAAAACCCTGGAAACCAATCACATAAAGATTTGTTGGAGAAATTATGTCTAAAAAAGCAGTCAACGTATCAGTTAAGCCACGAGGTAGGAACGATACACAGCAGAGAATGATTAAAAGATTTTTGCGTAAATGTAAAAAAGAAAGGATCGTGGAACAAGTGAGGGAAAATTCTTATTATGAAAAGCCCTCCGTAGCTCGCCGCAAAGCCGCTAAAAAAAGAAAAAGAGTTTTAGATAAGCTACGAGAAAAAGAGAAGAATTCATAAATAAAAACTATTTATATTAAAATGGAGCATTTCAAAAAATGGCAATTTACAATTATAAAGCAGGCATCGGCAACACAGCCTCATATCAAGCTTCTGGCACCCCCTTTGTCACAGGATCAGACAATTTAAGCGGGATAATGAGAATTCAATTTCCTGCGGTAACAAAAGAGCTATCATTTTTCGTTGAAAATGGTAAGTCTATCGATGTTTATTTCCATACGGCAGCTACAACTGCGAATAAATTCACCATTGAGGGTAACATCGAGACCGGGCAGCACACTTTAGATGTTAAGTGCAAAGAGGTCTTTGTAGAAACATCTGTAGCCACTATATTTAGAGTGTTTGCCTCCTTAACAGGAATTGATCCAGTGCAGATGCCCCCCTTAACTGGCTCCGGTATTACAGAATAACATTAACCAATAACCCTCTTTATAAAAAGATGTCTTTTTAGATTTCCCAAAACTATTTATTTTTGAGATATTTTTTATAAAGGGAGTCTTTTTATGTCTTCATTACTAGAACAGGCTATTATAGATGCTGCTGCGCTCCGAGAAGCAGCGATCAAGAATGCAGAAACTGCTATTCTTAACAAATATTCATCGGATATTCGAGAGGCAGTCGATAATCTTTTGGAACAAGAAGAAGAAACTTCGGACACGGAAAGCACCGAGTCTGCCTCTCTTGAAGACAGTATTCCGTATGGTCTTGGTGCCCCCGAAGTTGCGGAAAACGAAGAAATTGTCCTTAGTATGGAAGAGCTAAAAGACATGGCAGAGACTCTCGCCGATGCAGAAAGCGATTTGATGGGAGATCCAGTGTCTCATGAAGAATTGGCAACCAACGTGGACGATGGAATGTTAACACCTCCAGCCGCTCCAAGTGATGAAGTTTCTACTGTCTCTGTTGAAGCTACTCTGGAAGAAGAAATTGATGTGGAAGATATTGATAATATTCTAGAAGAATTGATTGTCGACATTGCACCACAAAAAGAGGGTTGGGCCGCAACACCCGAACCCATTATGGATTACAAAGAAGAAATGGAACTCGCCCGACGTTCTGCCACGAAGGCACTTAAGGACGTTGAGGAGCTTAAAGCTGCGGGCGAACGACTTTCGGAACAAAATGAGGGCTTGAAAGTTAAAAATCTCAAGCTTGCAAATGCTTTTAAAATTTTGAAAGAAACTTTTGAAAAAGTTAATCTTTCTAACGCAAGGCTTCTTTATACGAACCGCGTTTTGACAAATGACTCCCTGAATGAGCGACAAAAAAATCAAATTGTCGAACATTTGTCAAGTGCCGATTCTATTGAAGAAGCCAAGGTTATATTCGAAACTCTAGAAAGCGCAGTGGGAAGCGTACCGGGTAAAACGCGTCCACAATCACTCCGCGAGACTGTCGAAAGACCAACCACAACATTACCCCGAAGAGAAACTAAGACGCGCACCGCCCCGCAAGCGGATCGGATGCAAATCTTAGCTGGCATTAAAAAGTTAAAATAATTTAAAGGAGAATTTTTAAAATGTCTATTATTAATAAATTGACTGAAGGTATTGTTCGCCGCGATCTCTCCAAAGAAGGTGCTGCTCTCCTCTCTAAGTGGGAGAAAACAGGTCTTTTGGAAGGTCTCACAAACGAACGTCACAAAGCCTCTATGGCAAGCCTTCTTGAGAATCAAGCAAAGGAGATCCTTCGCGAAGCTTCTACAATGGCTGGCGCCTCACAAGGTGCAGCTGGTGACGTCGAAGGTTTTGCTTCAGTAGCATTCCCAATCGTTCGTCGTGTTTTCGGTGGTCTTATCGCCAACGATCTCGTTTCTGTCCAACCAATGAGCCTCCCATCGGGACTCATTTTCTTCTTGGACTTCACATATCAAGATACACGTCTTGGATCCCCAGCGGATTCTTCAGTGTACGGTGGTGGAAAAGTCGGTTCTCAAATCACTGGCGGTGTGGATCTTAGCATGACCACAGCTGGTAATGATTTGGGAGAAGAATCTTTCTACGCTCTCAACAACGGCTACTCCAGCCCAACTGGTTCTGGAAACATTACGTTTACAGTTGAGGCTTCTGGTACTGCTGGATCTGGTGTTCCGGGTGATTATGAAGGTATCTCTACCTATGCAGACCTGGGTGACCGCCTCATTCGTTTCGACCCTGATCTTTCTGGCTCGAATGTTGTAATTGCCTCTTTCGCAATGGGTGCAACTACCCAGCTCAACAAAGAAGACCTTGTTACAATCACTATCAACGATAACGTCTTGACACAAGGTGCTCAAGTTCGTCGTTTGACACAGATCGACCCAACCGATTCAAGCCGCTACATTGCTGTTATTCAATCAACTGGTTCAGCCCCAGCGTCAACCGATGTTCTGGCCGCTGACGTTGCTTCCGGTGGTGGTGCTAAGGCATCTTCATGGGCAATGGACGACGCATTTGATGCCGGCGGAGCCGTTGGTTCTGTAACCGGTGAAGGGTTCTGGGGATTGGAAAACAATGTCGGCATTCCAGAAATCAACATCAAGGTTGATTCTGTTGCTGTTACAGCGAAGACCAAGAAGCTTAAGGCTAAGTGGACACCAGAATTGGCTCAAGACTTGAACGCATACCACAACTTGGATGCAGAAGTTGAGCTGACTTCTATCCTTTCAGAGCACATTGCTCTTGAAATCGATCAAGAAATCTTGGAAGACCTTGTGAAAGGCGCTACTGCGTCTACTCTCCACTGGTCACGCTTGCCAGGAAAATTTGTTAATCGTGTAACTGGTAAAGCCAATGATGGAACACTTTACCCAGACTTCACGGGTAACGTTTCAGAATGGTATGAAACCTTGATTGAAACTATTAACGACGTTTCAGCACAAATCCACCGCAAGACTCTTCGCGGAGGCGCTAACTTCATCGTGTGTTCACCTGAAGTTGCCAACCTTCTCGAATTTACTGCGGGATTCCGTGGAAGCGTTACAGCTGATGATGATCGCGGCCAAGTGGGCGCGGTTAAAATTGGTTCTTTGAGTAAGAAATTCGACGTTTATGTTGATCCTTACTTCCCACGAAACGTTGTATTGTGTGGACGCAAAGGCTCGTCTTTCCTTGAAAGCGGCTATGTGTACGCACCGTATGTACCACTCCAAATGACTCCTACCATCTTTGGTACCGAGGACTTCGTACCTCGTAAGGGTGTCATGACTCGCTATGCGAAGAAGATGGTACGTCCGGATATGTACGGCTTAGTAATTGTTGAAGACCTATAATCCTATCTGATTATTAACCTCCTGTTATCATTGCCCCTCCACATTTTGTGGGGGGGTTTTGTGCTTTTGGAAACTACTTAATGCTAGGAGGAATATTTCATGGCTTTTCCAACATTAACGCCCGCAAGTCAGATGAGCAAGTCAATCTTGCCAGCAACTGGCACAGTCTCCAGTGTTGCTGACACCTTACCACTATCTGTCTACTCATCTTCAACAGATTTTCTTTCGGGAGCCGCCGAACAAGTGGCGTATACCTACAAAAAGCTGGGGGGAGATATTCTCGACATTGAATTGAAGCCCGAAAATGTATATGCTAATTACCAAGAGGCTGTTTTGGAATACAGTTACCTGGTTAACCTCCATCAGTCTAAAAATATTTTATCTGATGTATTGGGTCAAGCCACGGGTACTTTTGACCATGAGGGTGAGCGAAAAACAGGACCCGAAAATGTAAATTTAAAGTTTCCAAAGATTATGTTTGAATATGCACGCAGAGTTGCTGATGGATATTCATATGAAGCAGGGGTAGGAGGCACAATCCCTATCTATTCGGCCTCTTTCTCGCTAATTGAAGGGGAACAGGACTATGATTTGCAAGCTATTATCTCTGCATCATCGGCGACCGGTACGGACCCTATCGGCCTAGCAGTGCCCTATGCGGGCAAGGTGGGTGATAAAAGAGTCATTGTCAAAAAGGTATATTATAAGACGCCAAATGCCATGTGGAGATTTTTTGGCTATTTTGGGGGTTTAAATGTGGTTGGAAATATGAATTATTATGGACAATACACAGACGATTCTACTTTTGAAGTTATTCCCGCATGGCAGAACAAACTTCAAGCAATGGCTTTTGAAGACCATATATGGACGCGCCTTTCTCATTATTCCTATGAGCTGAAGGATAATAAATTAAGAATTTTTCCATCACCGGCGCTTTTATCTGCCTATAGATATATGTGGGTAGATTTTTCAGTCTTAGATGCCCCTTGGGAGGCTAGTGACGAATACAACAATGGAGTGGATGGCATAAATAATATGAATACGCTTCCTTTTGACAATATTCCTTACAAAAATATCAATGCTATTGGTAAACAGTGGATTCGGCGCTTTGCCCTCGCGCTTTCGAAAGAAACTTTGGCCCAAGTGCGAGGAAAATTTCAAACAATCCCAATCCCCGGAGAGTCTGTAACTCTAAATGCTGCCGAACTTTTAAGTCAAGGCAAAGATGAGCAAGACAAACTCCGCCAAGAATTAAAAGAAATCTTAGATCAGCTAACTTACGCTGAAATTTCTAAAATTGACGCTGAAAAAAGTGATGCTGTCGAGAGTATTCAAAAGAAAGTGCCAATGTTAATCTTCCAAGGATAAAATTTAAATGAGCAAAAAGGATTTATACAAAGGATATCGTCCCTATTTTCCAGGGGAAGAAGCGCCAAAAGATGTGCCCTTAAAAGACATCACTTTTATGCCCAGCACTATTGAAACTATTGATTTTGCTCTCTATGACTGGCTTAATGAAGATTTAAATATATTTTGCAACACTAATGAGGGATGGCGAAAAGTTCCTATTATTTGGTCAATGCCCGAAAGATCTTTCCAGATAAAAGATAACAAGGATTTGAGGAATGCAGATGGTATTTTTACTCTGCCTGTTATAAGTGTGGAGCGCAATTCTTTAATTAAGGATCCTAATATGAAGGGGGTCGCCTGGGCTCACATCCCCCGCCGCAATGACGCCAAAGGGGGCGCGATTTCAGTCGCCCGCCGGATACAGCAACCCAAGACCTCAAATTTTGCCAATGCAACTGCCCAACAACGCTTTAAGCAGCCTACTTACCCCTTTAACAATCAAAAAATCGTATATGAAACCATGTCAATGCCGGTTCCCACCTATGTTGTGGCAAATTATTCCTTAACGATCAACACTGAATATCAACAACAAATGAACGAGATCTTTACCCCTTTTATAACCACCACGGGACAAATAAATAATTTTTTTATCACTAGAGATGGGCACAAATTTGAAGGATTTATTGAGGGTGATTTTAATTTAGAAAACAATATTGCGAATCTCGGCGAAGAAGAGAGAAGTTTTAAGACGGTTGTTAATTTGAAAATCCTGGGTTATCTAATTGGTACAGGCAAGAACGACAATCAGCCCAAAATCACGGTTCGCGAATCCGCCGCAGAATTTCAATTTACGAATGAAAGAACCATGGTGGGTGACAAGAAGGAGCAGTAACAGATGGCCGATAACAAATGGACAAAACCATCTAATCCCCCTCCACCTTTGTTTTTGGGCGAAAAAGAAAGGGATCTAGTAAAACAAGTAAATGATGAACTTCTCGAACGAGTTATCGGGCAACAAATTCTTTATATTCCGGTCTCCACCGAGTTTACTAATTTCCACCCCCTCTATGGCGAGGCTATTCAGAAGTCTTTTTTGGCACCGGTGCGCATCTACGCCCTCGTAGAGTTTGAGGGCAAAAAAACCACCACTGAAAATTACGGACTCGATAAAGAATACTCTATAATTGTCAAATTTCATCAACGCAGGCTCCAGGAAGATCAAAATGTTTTTGTAAGAGAAGGCGACTTTGTGCTCTATGGAAGTTCGTTTTTTGAAATTGTCAGCCTGGATGATAATCGCGAGCTTTTTGGTCAAGTTGAACATCGCTTTCAGATAATTGCTAAATGTATTAAGGCGCGCGAAGGACTGATAAATTTGGAGGTCTTGAAAGATGGCGGATAACAAATGGTCCAAACCTTCAAATCCTCCACCGCCCTTGTTCTTTGGTGAAAAAGAGCGAAATTTGGTAAAACAAGTTAATGATGAATTGTTGGAGAGAGTCGAAGGCCAAGCAATTGCCTATTTGCCTATTTCCAGGGAAAGAACCAACTTTCACCCACTCTACGGTGAAGCTATCGAGAAAAGTTTTTTGCCCCCTGTCCGTGTATACGCCCTGGTCGAATTTGAAGGCCTCCAAACCACCACTGAAAATTTTGGTTTAGACAAGGCTTACAACATAGTTGTCCGATTTCACGAGAGGCGCCTACATGAAGACCAAAATCTTTTTGTGCGCGAAGGAGATTATGTACAATACGGTTCGTCTTTTTTTGAAATTGTGAGTTTAATGAATGATCGCCCTCTTTTTGGCCAAGTGAACCATCTTTTCCAAATAGAAGCCAAGTGTGTCAAAACCCGTCGCGGCCTTATTAATTTTGATGTTCTCCCGGATGCTGTCCAATCCTCTTTGGTGGCAAGCAGTGAAGGCGCGTCGGCATATGGCGGCGACTCCGGAGGAGGAGGCGGCGAAGGCGGCGGAGGCGGTGGAGGAGGAGGAAGCAGCTTCTCTAACGTTGTGAGGGTAACTTATTGCGAAACCACATCATCAGAAATATCCGCTGGAACCTCACTAAATGCTTTCTTGGCTCTATCTTCGGACGCCGTTTTGAATACTAGCGCCATATATGAAAATGGCGTCAGACAAAAATTGACCGACAGCTCCACAACGGGCGAATATTATATTGATAGTGGGCATTTATATAACACTTTCGCCATTCCAGATGACACTCGGCTCGTGTTTGAAGTTCTTACTTTAGTCTAGCTTTTTCTTCCCTTTTTGTCAATTTCTATCTATTTATAGATGAAAAAACGTGCAACGCGCACAAGGAGAAAATAAAATGGCTGTTACTTTAGGAACCGACACGAACGACATCATCGCCGGAGTAGATGGTGTTGTTAATCACGAAGACGAGGCTTATGCCGCCAATATTGACGTTTCAGGCGAGACTGAAATTGCACTTTTAAGTCGCATAATCATCAAATGTTATGGAAAAAGGACTACTGATAACGTATGGGAAGTGGCCGGGTATGTAGGACCTCAAGCGGATTTAGATAACGTCACCGGTACCCAGGAATTAAAAATTAAAGGTACGTTAAATACGTCGACATATTCACGCCTCTCTTTGACTTCTACTGGCTCCGGCAGTGTTTTGGTTAAGGTCCAATCCTCTTCGGGAATCCTTACGGGTGGTACAAGCGAAGCCATTACAAGTATTACTTCTCTAGGAGCCGCCGGCGACGGGCAAGCAGTTCTGGGATCGGTTGCGTCAGGCGCAATGACTTTTAAGAGAGTAGCTGCGAAATCTAATGCGGGAACTGCTGTGACCCAACATTCTTCGGGAAATGTTATTGAGGTCGCCCTTGATGACGACGTTTTGGGAATGACAAAACACCAAGCGCTCGGCAATGTTAGCGGAACCATCTCGTGGGACGCTCAAGCCGGAAACTGCGCTTCTCTAACGGCCACAGGTAACCTTACATTCACCGGTATTACCAATGTTCAGCCGGGAACTTACATGTTGAAAATTGTCCAAGACGCGACAGGAGGTCGCACCCTAACTCTTGGTGGTTCGTGCCTCACGGCGGGAGGTACTGCGATTACACTCTCTACAGCCGCCAGCGCTTGTGATATCTTATCTGTCTTTTATGATGGAACTTCTTATTATGTCGCAGCCAGCTTGAATTTTAGCTAAACAAATTTTTAACCACAAAAGAGGAGATCTATATTAATGTTTGTAGCACCAATGGGCTTTTTTGCCGGGGGTACCGCCACCGAAGGCGAGTTATTAAAAAGAATTAAGTTTGATTCTAGTGTAGACACGGGGATCACCTATCAGGGTGGTGCTGCACCAGAAATTGAAACTTCTACGGGACGCCGAATACTTACTTGTAATGGTGGAAAATATTTAACAATCGACAATTTTGAATCGGTATATGGTGCCGACATCATCGCCACGGGCAAAATGACAGTAAGTTTTTGGTTCAAAGCAGATTCCGGACAAACGTTAACCCTTAATGAATTTCAATCATTATGGGGCAAATCTCCTTATAGAAACAGCAATATGCTTATTTTAGACACCCGCCAACATTGGGGCGCTGAATACCGTTTAAATCCGGGTCTTTACGCGATGGGTACGGCTTCTAATAGTTTTACTTTATCAGCCGGTGGTATTCCTCTAGGGACAGGCACTCCAAATCCCGCATACGGCGCTTGGCATCATATCTCAATGGTATACACCGGTACAGATATTGAAATTTATATCGATGGAAATCTCGCAGCCAGCAATTTTGAAAACGGTGGCACCCCTTCTTCTCTTTCTGCCGTAATGGCAAATGGGGTAGCCTTTGCTGTCGGACACAACCCGGCGTATACAGGTACGGTCGCGTTCAAGGGAAAATCAGTGATTTTCATCTCCACAATAAAGCTCTAACGCAAGCTGAAGTTCAAACAGTGAAGGACTCTTATGAAACGGTTCCAACCGTTGCTTTAACCGAATCCAACGATGGCACCGATATCACCTTGGGCGTAACTCTGACAGACCCAGGTAGTGTGGCCAGCGGTTGGGCATATCGTATAAACACTCCACTCGGCGCCATAGGCGCACCCCATGGAGGTACACTCCAGACTGGAAACAGTGTGGTAATTACGGGACAGTCAGCAGCTTTACACACCATTTATGTGGCAGCAGTTGATGCCAGTGGAAACGTCGTTGGACCTTCTCAAACAATTCAATCGGACCTTCGCGACGTCCAGACGCTGGTACGCAGTGATCTCAATCGCTATTTCCACTTCAACGGAGACCTTAACGATTATTCTACCAACAATAATCATGCCACAATGGCCGTTGGGACGGCAACTTACACCACTGATAAGTGGAATCAGAAAGCTTTTTTACCCCAAGATAATGCAGTAGTTGATTCTGGTCATCCTATGATATCCACAGACACCACATATACTATTTCTGCTTGGGTTTATTCCGATGTTACGGCTAACGATGTTCTTTTGTGTAGCAATAGCTATCATTACGTCACTTGGGGTCCAGGCGGAATTTATCTTAACTTCGGTGGATCAGCCAACACAACAGGCTTCCACTACCGCTACCACGACTCCAATGTTACAGCCTATACGTGCGCGACACCCTCTCTTTCTACTGGAGCGTGGCACCATGTTGTTGCAGTCCAAAACGGATCCACCATGCAAGTTTGGGTTGATGGAGTAAAAGAGACCGAAATTACAAATGCCACAAATCCTCCTTTTAATACAACGAATAATATGATAATTGGCGGCATCAAATCAAATCAAGGTGGCGACGGCGGATGGCGCTTTGAAGCAACCGATCTGAAAATTGATGAATTCGCTTACTGGACCAAATCCTTGACTCAAGCAGAAATTGAATATCTTTGGAACAGTGGTAACGGTAGGCACATATATGATCCTGCATCCACTATTGACGCGTCTGTCACAGTAACTGGAAGCACAGTTGACATCACGGCAACTCTCGGTGATCCAGCTGGTAATGCCACCGGCGGATGGGCTTATTCGACATCTGCTCTCGGCGCCGTTGGCGCCGCACACGGAGGAACAGCAGTTCCATCTGGTAACACTGCACAGATAACAGGCGCAGCAGATGGATCTTACACTCTTTATTATGCCCTTATTGATGGTTCGGGTAACGTGGTAGTAAAAGATTCCACCACTTACGGTGTAGGTTTGTCTGGAGACATAGTTGCCAACTGGAGCTTCGACGGAAATGCAAATTCATCTGTCGGTTCGGGACTCAACGGCACAGCAACAGGTGTAACGCAGGTAGCAGGACGAGCTGATGGTTCTTTTGCCTACCAAGCAGCTGCAAATGGTGACAAGATTGACATCACTGGCACCAATTTGTTGCCTGGAGTCACCAACGAGGTATCTCTTTCATTCTGGGTTTTTGGAACAGAGGCTTCACTTCCCGCCGCAACGACTCTTATCGAGACTTATGACGCCTCAAACAATCGCGTCTTTAACTTACATTTCTGGAGCGACTCAAATCTTTATTGGGATGCGGGGAATAGCGGTGGATCATCTTATGACCGAATTAACAAAGCAATGTCTACATCTGAAAACGAAGGACAATGGAACCACTGGGTCTGCACCAAAAATGCTACCACGGGCGATATGAAAGTTTATTTAAATGGCGCCCTTTGGCATTCCGGTACGGGTAAAACAAGAACTATGTCAGCCATCTCCAAAATTCGAATTCTTAACGGGCTGTATTCTGGCAATAACCCATACTATGGAAAACTTGATTCCATGGTTATTTACAAAAAAGAATTATCTGCCGCAGAGGCCCTTTCTACATACAATAGTGAAATTGTGCCCACAATCACGGCTGCCACTAGCGTATCTGGTGGTACCGTAAGTATCACAGCTACACTGACTGACCCAAACTCGGCTGCTACAGGAGGGTGGGCTTATTCAACTTCCGCGCTAGGAGCTGTAGGACAACCACACGGAGGAACGGCAGTTTCATCAGGAACGACGGCTCAAATAACTGGCGCCGCCGATGGGACTTATACTCTCTATGTGGCCCTAATTGATTCTAGCGGCAATGTCGTTGGTGCAAAATCTGATTCTGAATATGTCGTCGGAGCTATCACCCTAACAGCATTCCAGACCGATTCATATGGTGACACCTGGAACGGTGCAAGTGTGGCTATTTCACCCCAGGGTGGAGCAGTTATATGGACTCTTACTGGTCCAGCTAGTGGCGTTAAAGCACCCGCCGGAAAAACAGATACATTGGCAGTTGCTGCGGGCACATATAGCTATAGCGTCACCGCCGGATCTTATCCTGGCGAAGTTGCGATGACAATTACCGATCAATATGGCAATACACTAGCCAGCTTGACTGGTAATTCGGGTACGGGAACATTTGTTGTAGCGACTCAAGTTACAGCATTTCAAGTTCATGGATATTATCCATTGTACAACACTGCAGCAGATGCAAATTCGGCAGCCGAAGGAAATGGAACATCTCACACTCACGTACTTGACAGTGTGACTTATTATATGCCTAACGGCATCGCAGGCGGCCCCGGCGGCGGAAACCAATTTCACGGAACATATGGACAAGCTTCCAAACACGCTCTTGATTATGATGCAAGCGACTCTTGGGGAACAAACGATGGAACAGTTAGTGGGGCAACATTTGTTGCAGATGGAAATAAAAGACATGCACTCTTTGATGGCTCGAATGATACCATTAACCTCGGAGACAAGGCGGAGTTCGAAGTTAACGCAAGTGATTCAAGGACGTTCTCCTTATGGTTCAAGCTAGATTCTTCAGCGGCATCTAGTTGGATGCACCTTTTAACCAAGAGAAACGTTTCAAGCAACAATAACGGATGGGCCTTGCATAAAAATAGTGCAGATAAAATAAGCTTTGACCTACTATCTGGCGGCTCTACAGCGGGATATGTCACAACAAATTCTGCAGTATCAAACAACACTTGGTATCATGTTGCGGTCACAATTGACAGAGAAAACGATATCATGAAAATATACTTAGATGGCACTCTGCAGACAACAACCCAAAGTTTAACATCACTTGGGACGTTCGAATCAACCAATCCATTATATATGGCATGGGGCGATAATGTTGCCCACTTCCATGGAGTGATGGACGACTTCCGCGTATGGACACGGGCGCTTGCGGCTTCTGAAATTTCTTCTTTACACTCTACAGGAAGAGCGGATGCAAGGTCTCTGACCGATGGTTTGACTGGAACCTGGAACTTCAATGCGGGCAACGCCAACGATTCAGTGGGATCCAATAACGGCACTGCATCAAATGTCACATTTGCCACAGCAGACGGAAGATCTTATGCTGAAGCTAACGCCTCAAATAACAGAATTGATTTAGGAAACATCTCGGCCTTGAATTTTGGCACTGGCGGTCTTACGGTATCGGCGTGGGTATATATGGATTCTATCCCGAATGGCAG